CAAGAATGAAATAAGAGAGAACTTACTGTATTGTCTTGAGCGACCTTCTTTTACTGGTCGACCGTCCCAATTTCTTAAAGAGCTGTGTTTGTATCTGTCGTTCTCATCTGTGATGTACCAGTTTTTATACTGTTCGATTGGATAACGACGAAACTTAACTTGGCCTTCTTTATCGTAATACGATACGATAATTTCTTTGTCTTTTTGTTCTACATCTAATAGCATTAGTATCCACGCTTTTGACGGTTCTTATTCTCTTCTGCTTTTGCGAAGTAGTAATTGTATGCCGTTTTAGCGTCAAGTCCAATAGACGCAGCGTAGTTCATAAAGAAGTGTAGAATATCAACCCACTCCATATACAACTCTTTGCGGTCATCGTCCGTTAGGTCAGCAACCTTCATGGTGTCGTATTTACTAAAGTCTTTTTTCCACGTCTTCCAAATCGCAGAACCAGAGCCATCATTAATACCACCAAGTGCATCTGTCATTTCGTGAATCTCGTCAATCATCGCATGATTTGTAACATGCCAGAAATTCATAACATCACGTAAACTCATATCTTCAAAGTTGAATCCATAAGTTTTTTCTTGCATCTCTTTTTGATGCTCCATAATGTCTGCTAGGTGTGTTGTTGATTCGCCGTAGAAGTCTTTTACCTCTAGGTCTTTACATTGATTATCTGCGTTTGCCATATTATCTTAAGCTAAATGGTGAGCGTGGTTTTACCCAAGCTGGATTAGTATTAATTAATAATTCAAATGTATCTTTTTCTGTTTCAAAGATAACTTTAGATTTTGTAGATTCTACAATTTTTGTAATTGGTTCTGACAAAAATTTATATGGGTCTTTTATTTTAATATCGCCCATACCTTCAAAGTTATTTTGAGACATTGCCAATAAAACATCCATTGGAATTGTTTTCATATCCATAACCAAACTTCTACCTTCAGATGGTCCGTCATGCGCAGCTTTTAAGCCACCTCCATCAACATTCCATGTTACCCAATTAATAGCGTCTGCTGTTATTTCAGTACCGTCTGGTTTTATAAGTTTAAAATTTACTTCCATGTTTATTATACTCTTAATGTTATTTTTGTTTCTTGCTAATGACTATTTCTTTAATCACACTGTACAAAAAGAAAGGCCAAGTGCATATAATGTATATACGCTCCCAGTTTTTATAACCTTCTTTAAATTCTTCGTCAATTTTATTAATTACCATTCTGTGTAATATGTCTAAAACCAACATAAAAATTGTACCAACTGCTAAATATCGAATAGCCCAATAAACAAATATCATAATTAATTACTTAAGGGTGCTTTAATTGCAGGGTGTGGGTCATATCCCTCAATTTCATATTCAAACTCACCCGTCAAAACACTGCCTTCTAACTTAGAAAGCTTTGGTAATTTTTTAGGCATTCTTCCTAATAGTTCATTTACTTGCTTTAGGTGATTGTTGTAAATGTGAACATCACCTAGCATGCAAATCAATTCATCCGGTATCATATTTACTTCAAGTGCAATCAAGTGTAGAAGCATACCATACGATGCAATATCAAAAGGTAATCCTAAGAAAGTGTCAACTGAACGCTGGTCCCACTTTAGTGAAATAGTTCTAGTTGGGAATCCTTTAGCATCAAGGTCTTCATGTGAAAGTTCTCTAGCATATGATTCGTCTTTATCCAATGATTTAGCCCAAGCTGCTCTGCGTTGCTTTAACGATAGTGGTTGTGTATAAACTTGGAACCCGTAATGGCACGGAGGCAACGTCATATTTGGAAGGTCTGCAACATTCCAAGCGTTAACCATTAGTCTACGTGAATCAGGATTTGTTTTAAGTTCATTAATCAACCATTCAATTTGGTCAACCCATGCATATTCACCACCGGATTCAATTTCATTCTTAGCAACCCAGTGTCTCCACTGATAACCATAAATAGGACCTAACTCGCCCCATTTTGCTGCGAATGCATTGTCGGTTTTAATTTGTTCAATAAATTCATCCATTGACAGAATATCAACACCATAAGAATTAGCCAATGCATATTTCTCATATGCCTTATAAGCATCACCATTCCAAATGTTACATCCATTATCCACCAAATACTTGATGTTGGTATCTCCTTTTAAGAACCATTTTAACTCGGTCATACAAGTTTTCATAAACATCTTCTTAGTTGTAAGAAGTGGAAAACCATCTGACATTTTATGACGCATCATACGACCAAATGTTGAAATAGTACCGGTTCCTGTTCTATCGTCTTTACTTACGCCATTAGTTAAAACATCTTTTAATAGCTCTTGGTATTGTCTATCTAAATTATTCATCTTCTTCTAAAACTTGTTTGATTTTACTAAATGCAACTTCATATGCATCTACTCGGTCTAATCTAATATTGATTTCTCTAAGGTGTCTAGCATACTGTATAACCTCTTCGCGAATTCCTAACGCATCAGCTTCCATTAAGATTTCAATTACTTGCTCTTCACTTGTCATATAAGCTTCTTTTCATTTTTAGTTTTTTACTGAGTATCCATATTGCTGTTTCATGATCGTATTCACCTGTATGTGATACAATAGGTTTATCGCTACTTTTCTTAAAGTATTGTATATAGTAATCTCTTCTAGAATCATACAGATCTAAACATCTTTGGGCAACTTCTAATTGACCGGGTGTTTCCGCCGATTTGACGATAAACATCAACTTTAAATAATGTGAATTCGGGTTAATAAAAAAGTCCATATAGTTTATATATGGACTTCTTAATTTGTTTCGAAATTAGACTTACCTATTTTTAGTGAAATTACTAAAAGTAGTTACATTAACTGCAGCGTGTCTACGTTTGCGTATTTCTTCCATCTCAAGGTCAGGGTCTCTAGCTGGGCCAATTTCATATTCACCCTCACCTAACTCTTCACCTTCACCTTGTTCTGGTTTAAAAGCTTTTAATTGTTCTTGTTCTTTAATAAACTCTTGAACATTTAAAAGTTTCTTTTTTTTCTTTTTAGCTTTACCTTGACCTGCTGGAACATCACCTGAACCTGGGGCATCTCCATTGGGTAAAACAACATCGCCCATACCACCAAGCATACTTGGGGTAACAGCTGATAAATCTTCTTCAATTGTTTCATCTTCTACAATGTAGTCATGCTTAACCATAATTTCCCTAAGGTCTTTTTCAAAAGCTGATAACAACTCTTCCCTCATTTTTGGGTCATGCTTGTATCCGATAGCACCTGAAATTTTAGTTAGTATTTTACGTAAATCAATTTTCACTACACCTTCTGTAACCTCTTCCGGTATATCGTCGTGTTTTGTTTCAGCAAAATCTTTAAGGTCTTTAAGTGACATACCGTCAACAAGCTCTTTAACTTTATCTCTATATGACGCATCTACATCAGAAAGTGGCATATCACCGGATTTAACCGCGTATGCAACTCCCATTAGACGTTGTTGTGATTTACTTTGACTAGGCATAATCTATAACTTAATTACCAAGCGTAATCAAACGATTTAATTTTTTTAATGTCATCAGCAACTCTCTTAGCATAAGCTTTAGCTTCTTTTTCATAGAAACCTGATGAGTATCCCTTGTCTTTTTCTTCTTTCGCCTCTTGTGTATAGCTTACGTATTTACTGTATGCATCTAAAATGTTTGACATATGTTGAGAAGCATCTCTCATTCTAACATCACTACCCTTTTTGTTTTTACCAATAAGAATATCACCGTAACGTGTAAATTCACCTTTAGCTAAACCATCTTTAATTTGGGCAGACAAATCATTAATAGCTTTTTCAACCATTTTATCTAAAGGAAGTTTAGAAGCTTTAGTTGCTAAAATTTCTCTGTATCTATACATGTTAGCATCTTTAAACTCTTTATCAGATTTAAATGCAATAGCACCTGATTTAGCATCGGCTCTTTGCTCTACTTTATCAGTAGACTTGAATACATCATTATTAAGCCATACAACAACTGCTCTATCTGCAAGCTCCGCCGCTCTCTTTATATTGTAAATACCTGTAGCACCGTAACCAGAGTATCTTTTATCACCACCAACTGCATTATCTGAAGCAGCTTTCATAAGTGTCGCTGGCATCTTTTTAGTATCGTGTGTTGCACCTAAGAATTCTTTACCTCTTGTAATTCCAATAATACCTGGTTGAATTTTGCTTTCCCAGTCACTGTCGCCGTAAGGATTTTCTTTTTCGTTATCTGCAATATAGAATACTGCAAATTCATTATCTTTTTGGTAAGACTTGTACGCTGTTTGAGGGTCAACATCTCTTAACGCTGCATCTGGTAGTTCGTCTAGTTTGTACTTAGTTAAACCGTAAAATGCTCTAGCTAAACTTTTAATTGCGTTACCGTCAGCACCTCTCATTGTTAAAAGGTTTCTTAGCTTTGAAGACTTGAATGCTTCTGTAACTAATTCAGCGTTTTCCGTAGTAACCGACTCAAGTACACCGATTGCAATATCACCAACTTCTCTATCACCTTTTTCAACATACTTTTTGTTTAGAATAGCGATTGGGTACTTTTTCAGTTGATACATTGGCATCATACCTGTTGAGAAATCATACTTGATACCCGCTTCTTTAAGCTTAAGACCGATGTTCATAAACGTTACATCTTTAACAAGCTCTGCTAATTGGTCTAGCATTGCATCGTGCTTACCTTCATTAACTACTGATTCATTCTTTAATTGTCTTAAGAATTCTTCGCGCTCTTCTTCAGTTTCAAGTGCATCGTACTTATCTTGATTAGCATTTCTTTCAGCTGTTGTTTTACCCCAATCAAGAGCATTCATTTTAATCTTTGCAGCTTCTTTAATATATGGTGCTTCTTTTTTGTCCCACATATCTTTAGACATTGTGCCAATTGCTTTAACACCCACTGTGTTTAGTACTTCATCTTCTTCTTCTGACTTGTACTTGTCCGCTGCTTTTTTATTATGGAATGTACCTAGAAGGTGCTTGCCTTCTTTATCTTCATACCATACAACAAATGCACCTTCATTAATTGTGTTAGATTCGAATTCAGAGAATGATTCAAATACAAATTTAGTGTTTTCCATAACGTTACCCGCTTCTTTTTCTTTTTCCCATTCACTCTTAGTCATCATACCTACTTGGTTCAGTACTCTTGAGGCCATGTCTACCATTTTTTCAGCCGACTTTTTACCAGTGTGTTCTGAGTAAAACTTTTTCATAGCTTCACCTGTATAAACAACCCAGTGTTCTCTAGCTTCATTCATATCGTCTTCGTTAATTGTAATTTGCTTAAGAGCTCTTTTACCAAACTTTGATAGTGAAATACCGTCTTCAGATACGTTAAAGTACTTAGCGTTTCTTCTTGACCACTTACCTGGGTGGTTAGACATTTCTTTTAAGATAGCGTTAAACTCTTCTTGAGTGATTTTGCCATCAGCGATTGCTTCTAGCATTTTGTTTCTAATTCTTGCTGATTTACCAGCTGTAACTGCTGGGTAATTTTCAGTATATCTTCTTTTAAGTGTAACCGTTCTTTCATTAAGTTCGTTGTACGATTCGCTTACTAACTCGATTGTGCCACGAGTTTCTGTTGCATTTTCTAACATCTTTGCTTTTTCGTCATTCAAAAATTCTACAAAATCATCTAGGCTATCGCGGTATGCGTTTTTCTTGCCAGAGTCAGACATGCTTGAATGAACTATCAGACCTTGCTTTTTGTGGTCTTCAACATCATCAACTCTAAAAACAGTACCTCCTTTAATTTTAAATTCAGCACCTGGTTTAATATCTTCAGCTTTAATAGACTCGTCAACTGTTTCTGTTGTCATGCCCTCTGCTAATTCAGCGTCAATATCTTTAAGACCAACCGCTGCATCTAATTCAGCTTCAAGTTGTTTCTTAGAAGCTGTTAAAGATTTAAGCTCGTCTAATAAGTCCTCTTTTTCTTGACCTTCTGCTTTCTTATATTTAGCAACAACGTCTTTCATAATTGCGGTAACATTACCCCATTCCTTTTGAATCTTAGCAATTGACTTAGCTTCATTAATTGTTGATTCAGTCACTATTTTACTAATTTTTGATCTAACATAGGCTTCGTCATCTGATGATAAATGATTATCATTATTAGATAGAAGTTGGTCCATAGCGTTTGCTAATTTATCATCAACCTTTACTGCCGTTTTGTTACCCGGTTTAGACTCTGCTCTTTTTATATAGTTAGAAAGCATTGTATTTAAAGTATATCCGTATACACCCGCAATTCTTTCACCTTGGTCCATTTTAAGAACCAAAATTCTATGAAGTCCGTTTAATTGGTCTGCTGTAAACGTAACGCTTGCTTCATTAACTACAGATTCATAAAACCAACCTTGCTTAGGGTCTGACTTAATCTTAGTAGTAAACTTATGTCTTTTCCAGTTGAAGTCTTCGTCTCTTGTTAAAGCTGGATATAAAACTTTTTTATTATCGCTGTAGTAAAGGTCAATGCCGATATCTCTACCTTCTTCACCATTCATTTCGGCCATTAGCTCAAAATAGTCTTTACCACCGAAGATACCATAACCTTCATAGTTTTCTTCATGCCACATGTTTCCTTTATCATCAAACATGTAAATATCAGCACCTGACCTAGCACTGATTGCCTTATTATCACCTAAGGTTTTAAACGAGAACATGCCCTCATTTAAAGGCATGTCATTATTTGTAAAGTCGTTAAAAGATTCAAACATCTTACTATGATTGTATTTTATTATATATTAGCAATAAATTGTTCAAATGTCATGATTGTTTCATTTGACTCTGCTAACGCCATTGCTTGCTCTAATTTAGATTTAAGGTCGTTGTACATACCGTGAATAGACTTAGGTGTAAGCTTCTTAAATAACTTTTCGTCACCAGCTAACATTGCTTCTCTAACTTGAGTAGCTGAAATGTTTTTACCTGTTCTTGGAATCTCAAATAAACCAAAGTCTGGTCTAACATCTAATTGAGACCTGTATTTTGGCTCATCAACCTGGTAACCATACGTTTTTAATCTGTCAGTACCTGTACCCCATAAAACTGGTTCGTACTTAGGTCTCATTTCGTTAAACATAAGGTCAATACCTGCTGAGTTAATAATGTATACCTCTTCAATCGGAAGTTCTCTTTTAAGAGCGTTTAGCATTTCAAGCTGTGTTTGCTCATCGTAAGGTCTTTTAAAACCGTCTTCTTTCTTTTTAGAAACTGACTTCACTAGGAAGATTACTACAGGGTAACCGTTTTGTTCGTGAATTGTTTTTACCACTTTAGCATGGCCTAATGTAAATGGTTGGAATCTACCAACAAACATATTTACAAGCTTCTTACCTTGTTCAGGGTGTTTTACTGTAAATACGCGTCTTGCTTCGTTTACAGAAGCATCAATTCTATCTTTTTTGATATAGTTCTGGAAATCTAACACGTCACCTTCTTCTATTTTTGCAGACACATGTGAATCAATAGCTTCAACAATTTCATTCATTTGATTGACCATATCTTCAGATAGGATGTCCGTTGTTTTTGTTCTCTTAGCCTTAAATGAGCTAAGTGTAATTTTAAACAGCTCTGCTAATACTGGATTATTCGTAAGTCTAATCGTTTCTTCATTTTCTATAAATGAAGTATTAAGCTTAAACGATTCTTTTTTAGCAAAGTCTGCTGATTCAAAGTTAACACCAATATATTTAGGTGCATTTTCTTTGATATAGTTATTGAACACTTCTGACATAAGTTCAAGGAACCTACGGTACTTGTCTTCTTTAACTAATTTATGCTTTTTAAAATCATATTCAGATAGATACTCAATTAAATCTACAATAGTGATTTGGTAAATATCTGATGACTTTCTAGGGCCAGCTGATTCATTAATTTTTCTAAAATCTTCAATTTTAAACGGCGTCATTTTTTTACCGTCTACAAATGAAACTACCAAGCCTTCAATTTCACTATCAAGATTTTCTTGAAGTGCTGAATTCCTAAGATTTGAATTAAAAATTGAGAACAAATCTCTTGTAAAAGACCTGTCTTCATATTTTCTAGCAAACTCATCATCAGTAAGCTCTAACATTTTAACAAGATCCTCCTTTTGGTTGTGGCTCAATTGACCCTCAAAAATAACTGGTGGTTTTTGAACCTCTAGTTTTTCTGCCCATTTATTAAGAACCTGAGTATCTCTAATTACTTTAGAAACTGTCTCATTAGTTGGATTTAATACTTGAATGTGTGTAAGTACTAAATTGTTTTTAGGAAGTAGTGAGTACTTGAAGTTGGGAGTTTCACCGTCAATTAAATAGTCAAATCCAAACTTCCAATCTTTAGGCATTTCTTCTCTAATTTCCATAGGAAGACCTTTAAAGTGCATAATAGCAGGTTCATAAAAACTAACGATTGTTCTGTCAATAACATTAAGAGGTGTTGATTGACCAGACTTATAGTATTCGTTTTTAATATCACTTGCTTTAACGTGAAAAGACGACGCTGCTAATTTCTCAACAACGTGAATCTTTTGCTCTAGCATTTTATAAAAATGATTTCTAGACGTTTCGTTATAATAGTCCCTTAGTTTTTGAAGTGCCATATTTAATTGTTATCTACCGTATTTAATGATACCCATTAGCTGATTAATCGCAGCAAAGGTTCCCGTTAACTTATATATTTTGCCATTATACTTGAACACTAAACCCTCTGTTGGAATGATTGATTCAATACCTCCGATTCTATTTAGTCTTTCAAGCTCGGCTTCTACCTTTTCAATTTGCTCAATGTCACCGCCCTTTTTAATTTTGTCAGCCTCTTTTCTAATTTGATTATGCAGTCTTTGCATTTCCGCGTCTGGAGATGCTGCAACAAAATTAGAAGCATTCTTTAAAATGACTGAACCTAATTCAAGGAAAAGGTCTTCAAATGGTCTAATGTTTTCTTTGTACTTTTTACTAAGGTCCTCTTTATCAAACTTTTTAATAGCTTCCATTTGTTCTGGAGTCACTTCTTTTGCAAGAGTTCTCATGTTTAGAGTCTTCTTGTCTTTATATGCCCATCTAAGTAGTAATCCCTCTTTCTTATCTTGTGTAAGGTCACCAAAGTTTTCTTCAATTTGTTCTCTCCACCACATTTCATGGTATCTTGCAACCTCGTCATGGCCTGTTAGATTGTACCTCTTTTGAAGTGCATCTACTTTTTTCATGAAATAAGGTTTACGAGTTTCGAAATCAATATCTTTTTGTAGCTTAAGTACCTGGGGTGGAATAATGTTGAATACCTTACCAGCTCTTGCATTAACATTGTCTAAAAGCTTTGCAATCTCTTTAGCCGACCTTGCACCCATATCACCAATAATGTTGCCCTCACCATCAGTCTCTTTAATACCGTGGAATTGAATAACATCTCTATCGTAGTTGATTACGTTAGGGTTCTTTGAATAGATAAGCTCCATGTTCATGAAGTTCTTACCATTGTTAAAATACTTTTCTTGGTCAGCTGGTTTTAATTTAGTAAGTGATGATGATAAATCTTGAGCAGCGAATGTAAATGTGTCCCTAACCAACTCAGATTTGTGCTCAGCAAACATTTTTGTAATACCCGCTAAATCTATAGGCGCCATTAATTGTCCCTTGTTTCTAGCAAAAAGAACTTGACCGTCTTTAACAGTAGCAAATACGTTTTGACCATCAGTCTTTTCAGTTGGCTCTTCGTCAAAAGTCATTTCACCTTGAAGACCTGCCTCGATAAACTTTCTAAAGTCATCAAAAGTAAGACCCTTATCATCAAATGGGTGCATCATATGACCAGCTGCGCCACCTTCTAAGATTAAATCAGCGTTATATGAGTTATGAGCTTTTTCTAAAAGAAACTCATTAAAAGAAACAAGTAATTTCATTATTTAATTATCTTTGGATTCTTTTTAAGAACCTTTTCCATTTGGTCCTCATCTAAAGTTGCAAAACCAAACTCACCGAACATTTCTTCTGCAAGTTCATTAGCCATATCTATATTAATGTACTTATCCATATCATCCTCAGACAAAGTTGCAAATCCCATTTCACCTTCAAACTTAACTGCTAATCTATCTAATTTTTTAAGATACTGTCCTTCGTTAATTTCAGCTGATTCTTGAACAAATACAACTTCACCTGTTTTAGATTCTACATGAATCTTAAGGTTTGGGTACTTGTCTTTTAATACTGACATTGAAGCTGGAACTGCCATTGGAGTCTCTACCAATTCTTGGTGAACAACTTTTTTACCGTCAATCACTACAAGTGTCACTGGATAGCTAGCGTCTTTTGCTGCTTTATGAACTTTACCTTTGTTAACTTTTGCTTCGTTAACAAAATCTTCAAATAGTCTAACCCTTTTCATATTATTTTACTGTATATTTTAACAACTTACCGTCCTGCTCTACTTCAATTTTACCCTTTGCTAACTTATCAATTTGGTTTATAGTTTCATCTGGGTTTTGAGCTGCTAAATAGAAGTTATCTTTAATTTTTTGAGATTGACCTGGCTTAGCATTGAACTGTTTAACTAAATCACCTTTATCATAACCAGTCCCACCTACATTAACAACTCTCCAAGAATTATTATAATAAACACTGTGTTTTAAATCAGCATTTAATAATAGATCTACTAAATATTTGTAGTCTGCTGTTCTTTCATTTAAGAATTGTTCAAATAGTCTAACCCTTTTCATTTTGTTGTTTTGTTATTTTGACCAAGGATGGTTTTTCTTCACCATATTAAATGCATTAATAAGACCTAATACATCTCTGTCTTTTTCAGAATGGTAAATTCTACCTTCGTCTTTAAAGTATTTCCAAAGGGCTTCTTTAGAGCCTTTACGCATACCGTAGTCGACATCTTCTTTGTTATCAGTGATTACTACGTTATCTTTATGAAGCTTCTTAAAACCATCTACAAACTCTCTGTACTCATAGCCTACAAGCTCGTTGTATGTTCTAAAGACACCTTCGCCAATAAACGCTTCAAATAGTTTTACCTTTTTCATAATATGAATATAAGAAAAAAAGCCGACATAAAAAAATTATGTCAGACTTTTTTAATAGTTTTTTATAGTACCTCGATTAACCAAGTAGTTCCATGTCTACCTTTACCGATTTTCCATTTAAGGAACATACCAGGTCTAACACCCATAATCATACCATCACCATTTTCAATAGATTTTAACTCTTCATCAAAGTCAAATCCCATGTAATCAATTTTGTGAAGGCCGTATGACCCTTTTTTGAAAGTATCTATAATTTCTGATTCAGAACCGCCTTCGTAAATAGTTAGCTTAACTTTTTTACCTTCAGCCTTCTTAATAAATTCCTTAGCGTCTTCTAGTTTTCTTTCTTCGTAACCTTCTTCAATCACTTCCTGTGATTCTTTAATAGTTACTGGGTAAGTTTTACCGTCAAATTCAAACTCTTCTTCACCAGCATCTTTAGCCTTCTTAGCTGCGGCTGCAAACGCTCTACCTTCAGAAATTAATGATTCTTGTAGTTGCTTTCTTATGTTAGGGTCCCTCATGATTGAGTTCATAAATTCAATAACGTCGTCAAATTCAAAACCTTCGTCAATGTGTGACTGTACGATTGATAGGAAAGCTGATCTAAAATCACGTAGGTCTCTTGTATCTGTTAGACCTGACATTCTTTTCATAGTTTCTTTGTCTAATGCTTCAGTTACTGAACCTTCAAATTCTTTTTGTTTTTTAAGAATAACCTCTAGTTGCTTTACCATTTTTTTGATATCTGAACCAAATGATTTAACATCTAATGGCGCGTCTATATCTGGGTCAAAAGTATTTTCTAAACTTCTTTTAGCCTGCATTAGTTTGCTTGATGCATGCTTCTTATTACCTGAACCTAACGCTTCTGTAATTTCATCAGCTAGCTCTTCATCTTCCTTATCAACAGACTTTACTGGATAAGTTTTACCGTCAAACTCAAACTCGTCCTTATCGTCAGCAATCGCTTTTAGTCTCGCTGTGTTAAAAGCTGAACCTTCGTTGATTCTTTGTACTTTGATATCTAGTTCGTTAGCTTCACCTAAAAATTTATTTAATGTGTCTCTAAGTGCTGTAGCTGATGAATTCTTTTTAAATCTAGACTCCATGTAAAGTGCAACAGCTTCAATAATAGCATATCCATTATATTTAACACCTCTAGCTATTTCAGTACCTAGTTCATACACCTTCTCCATCATTATCCTCTTGCTAATCTGGATTGGCATACCACCCATTTCCTTAATAAAGATAGTTGGGGCTATGAAGTTTGCAAAGTTAATTGCTCTTGCAGCTTGATTAGCCTCTTGACTAAAGTTAGCGTCAATCATTGCAGCTTTAAGAGCTTCTTTTAATAACCATGCAATTGTTTGGTCGGCTACTGTTTTACCACCTGCAAATGCCGGGTGAGCTGCCATAAATTTATTAATAGCTGCTAAACCTCTAACCGCATCTTTTTGAGAACGTGCATCTAGTGCTTCATTCATAAAATCTACTTTAGTAGACTCTTCGATAAACTCATCAGACTCAGAGTTATCCATACACCAACCGTAATCACAATCAGCCATTACAGTTTGAAGATCTTTTTTCTTACCTGTTAATACAACAACTTGTGTACCGTATGTTGGACCGCCATAAGAAACGATTTCCATTTCTACCTTATTTTTCTTAAGTAGCTTTGCAAGGTCTTTAGATTTTGGGTCTAATGCGTCTAGCTCAACTGTTGCTTCAAAAATAGTAGTATCTTCATTAACCACTGACTCGTTAGCAAATTCTTCTGCGTTTTCCTCGTCTTCAGCATCAACGTCTTCAACTGGTAGTTTTTCACCGTCAACTTCAAACTCTTTTTCACCTTTAGCAATAGCTTCTGCTCTTGCAGCACCAAAGGCGTTACCTTCAGCTGTTAGCTCTGTCATAAATGCATCAAGGTCTTCTTCGTTGATATCTGTGATTGAAGATGCATTGTACTTAGATAGTAGTTCATTAAACGCTGCGGTAGAAGCTTCACGTTTACTTGCAACTTCTTTTAGTCTAGCTTCCTCTCTTAATTGATTCTGCAGTTGAGAGAAAGACTTAAATGATTCGATTTTTTTCATTATATAATGATACTTTATTTTTATAGTATAATATCTTAATGTTATATATCTCCTTCAAAACGGACTTTTTTAACCTTGTAATTAAACTTTTCTTGGCGATATATCTTTTTACGAGCAATACCATGTCTGTACAGATAGTTTTGCCAGTCATCTGTTGTAAGGTCATCTACAAAATCTATGATGTTTACAGAATCTTTTGACTCGTGTTGTCTTAAACCACGACCAATTGACTGTCTAATAATTACTTCTGATTTGAATGACTCTGTAAAGAAAATGTTGTGTATTTTTTTAATAGAAATACCCGTCGAGAATGTACCATAACTGGCTATAATAACCACGTCATCACCCGCTTCCATTTTAGCCTTATATTCCTCTCTAATATCAGTGTTAGTTCCACCGTCAACATAGTACACCCTTTTATCACTTCTTTGGCGTAACATTTCATACAGCTTTTTACCATGTTCGATTCTATGAAAAAGAACCAAAGAGTTTTTAGGTATTTTAGAAATAACCTTTGTTATGAAATTAATACGACCTGGTGAATTGATTACATAATTCTGTTCAAGTGGAAATACATCTTTAGAGTCGTATCTATTAGTTGCAAGCTCCATAAAGGCTTTTTTAGTCTCTTCGGTAGCATAATCCATTTCAATAATATTCACATTACAACCAGCAATGTGACCTTCTTTCTGTAAGAAGTTTGCCTTAATCTCTGTAATTAAAGGTCCTGTTTGAGACATTAGTGTTAAACGGTCTAATGTATTCTCTTTAGGTATTGTACCGGAAAGACCATATTTATATGTAGCATGTCTACATTTCTGTAGAATTGTTTTGATAGAATTAGATTTTGCTTTATGTGTCTCATCTACAATAACTGCCTCAAAATCATCAAAGAATTCCTTAGGCTTTTTAACTAAAGACTGGTATGTACCAATAACTACATTTCTATTCTCCTTAATCTTTTGACCAGCATAGATTTGCTGTATAAGTATCTTAACTCTGTTTTCGTGATTGTACTCACCAAAGTCTTCACTTGCCTGAACAACAAGCGATACGTTCGGTACAATAAACAGAATCTTCTTAGCCTTTTCTTTTTCAAGCATATAGGCTACTGTAAGAAATGAGATTAAAGTTTTACCAGCAGATGTTGCTAATTCAGAAAGAGACCTTCTAAACTTTAAAATATTATATGCCGCTTCGATTTGATAGTCTCTTGGTTTAATACCATCAGGATGACCTTCAAAAAAGTCATTAGCCCACTCTTCAAAGCTTTCAGCTGAAATGTCTTTGTCAAACAATCTAGTTACACCGTTGATTTTAATATCGTATTTGTACTGTTTGCAGATTTTTGTGACCTCTTGCCATAAACCAGCAGGAATCCACTTATCATCTTTAACATATGAAACATAACCATCCCAAATACCTTTTTTAACCAAGGGATTGAAACGCCATGTTTCTATACGACGAGTCAGTGAAATTGTAACCTGTTCAAGTTCAATCTCACTGGCCTTATCTATACGTAAGAACTGATTGTCGTCAGTTAAAGTTAGCTCCATTCATAATGAAACTATTTTTATTCTCGTTACAGCCCTTGTAGTTGTAGCTTATTACGAACGGCCCAGCTCATATTATCTAGAGTCTTCACCGATTCACGCAAGAAATCCATTTGCGTGGTTAACAAACCAAGAACCATATTGTCCTCAGACATGTCTGCCTTTAAGAATGATTCTTTTTGTTTGTCCGTTAATTTATAGTCGTACTCGAAATACTTCAAGTATGAGTTTTTATATGTTTTAGAAAGCTTTGCTTCCTGTTGCTTAATCTTAATATTAAGCTGTGCAATCTGCTCAATAATAATTTGACGGTATGATGGAATCTCTACCATAGCCTGATTAAGTAAGTCAACATCTTTAAAGCACTTAGCAAGCTCACGGATCTTAGCGGTCCAATCTTGACGTTGCTCGTTCAAGTATGTGTCTATCTTAATTACTTTATTTTCTGTTGACATTAGAATAATGATGATTTGTTATTGGACTTAGGAATCCATTTACTCGCTTTCAGTCTTTTCTTAAACTTAGGTGCATTGAACTTAATTTCCTTGCCTTTGTATTCAGTATCAAGGTCATCAAATTCAATGAACATTTTCAAATTTTTATGCTTCTCACTTTCTTCGTAGAAGTCGTCAAATTCTTCTTCAATCATTAGGTTAAAATCAATCATAAGTACAAAGCATCTAACTTAGAGTTTGTAAAATAATTGCCTATATTTTTTAGAGCCGGAGACTTGAGTTCAAAGCACTTAAGTACTAAATCATTCAAATCTTTTATATCATCACTGTATATATTCAGTTTATAATCCTGTAGGAATTTAGACCACATAAACACTGATTTGCCCTTCTTTAATTTCTCTATCATCTTTTGCTTACCTGTTTCATCGTTATCAAACATATAGCGAGTTGTTGGTATCTCGTCTAGTTCTGTTGTTGAACGACCTGCAGTCGCAAGAGCCATAGAGTTTGCCATAAACATTGCATCAAGAGGTCCCTCGAAAAGAGTAACGTCTCTAGTCATGTCTATACGCATAATGTTGAACAAAGTTGAAATCTTATTAACTGAAATAAGTTCATCACCTTCAAACGGAAAGTCTTTACCCATTTCTGAATACAGCTTACCCATATCGTATGTAAGGTATCTTGATTTGTACTTACCAAGCTTTCTACTCTGACAACCTAATATTTTACCGTCTGGTGTTTTATTTAAAATCCATAGGTTCTGGCCAAACGGCGAATATAGAAACTCTTCGGATTTGTGGTGTAGTGCACGACCCTTTAAATAAAACCAAGCATAGTCACCAACTTCAATGGACTGTGCTTTAAAATGTTTCTTAAAGTCTGATACTGATATCGCTGCTTCGTTAGCCTTGACATAAATACCATGCTTCATTGTTTCAATCTGCTTGGTTTCAGTCTTGCGAGACTTAATGTACTCAATGACTTTTATGGAATCATCTCCATCTCTAAGTCTTAAATCATGGTCTCTTAATAAACGGTATACATCACCATGTTCACCACAGTTATAGCAATGAAATTGTAGGGTGTCCCAATACAGATTACATCTTTTCTTTGTATGGTCTGTAGTCGAGTCACCACAATAAGGACAAGCCAAAGTCAAACGACCTGGCATCTCCTTTATCATTTGCTTAGAAGGGTGACCATGCTCACGCACAGCCACCTCTTTTACTAAGCTTCTAATTTTACCTTTAAGCTCTTCTGTGAGATTAGATATCGAGTCCATCTAGGAATGAGTCAAGGTCGTCATCATCACTAACTGTTGCACTTGCAGCTGGTTGAGCTGGTGTTGGTGCAGTTTCTGTAACTGTTGTTGCAGTCGGCGTCGGTGCAGATGCGGGTGCTGTAACAGACCCCATTGAACGACCTGGATTAGTAACGTACTGACTTAGCACTTGGTTTACAAAGTCACGAACTGAATCGTCCCAAGGCTTGTACTCATAAGTTGAAAGTGATGGAGCACTTTCTAGTTCAGCTTTAATAGCTTGCATAGACTCTGGTGTACGCTCAGCTGGTGAATCACCCACCATAATTGGAGATGTACTTGCAGAGAATTTAGATTTATCGTAGTTATTGTAATCACCTTGACGAGTAATGATTAGCTCAAAGTTTTTACCTTCAAACAGGTCAAATACTTGAGTTGGTTCACCGAATGCTGGTGACAATTCTTCGTCAATCTTTTCTTTGATTTTGTAACCAAACTTGTAAATCATATACTGACCTTCCATTGACGGGTTTTGTGGGTCTTTAATGATTTTAATCAGAGAGTAGTACTGCTCACGACGCTTTAGTTTTTCACTCATCTTACGGTCGATTGCTGAATCAGACTTACGTAGGCGGAAGAATGCGTCTTGAATAGGACACTTCTCACCAACTGAAGTAGGAGAATCAACTAGACGACCTGAACCTGATGGGTCAGTCAACCAGTGAACGTACTTGCGTACTAATGATTTGCGTGGGTTTTCTGGGTTTGGTACGAAGCGAATAAGTGCTTTGTAAGTACCATCCATACCATCGTCTGCTGATGGTTTGTAGATTACGTCATTTGTGTTTGACGCTGCTGCTTTGTGAGTTTCAACATCGTTGACGCTCAAATTGAAAATGTCAAAATCTGCCATGTTTCCTTTAATTCTTTAATTTGTTAAACTGTTTATCCTGTTAATTACCTTTTGAGTTTCTTAACTCTATTTATATATCTACTTTTAAAAATGTTTCAAAAATAGTTTTGTCTTATGCAAAGACGTATTTAGTTCCAGTAGTATCAACCCATGTAGAACCCTCTACTTGAGTCAACCCTGCTTTCCCTAGAAAGTCAACACCTTCCTCAACGGTAATCATTTCTGAATTTACCATTAATTCTACAGCGCGACTTAGTTCTGTTAATTGACTTGGTGTAAGTATATTTTTATTCATGTATATTATATGGAACTATTCTTTTTTGTTTCATAATAACATACTACCTTATTATTTTTAAATATTTTTACCCTAAAATGAAACAAACATACCAATATGCTCGTATAAGTTATGGTTTTATGCCTGAGGGTAAAATACAATTTAAAGGGACCTAACGTAAGACATGATAAAATAAGCATCCACAAGGTCATCTAGGGGCTTCATAATCTTTTTGTCCTCCTTAAATTGTTGACAAAAGTTCCAAAGACCCGACTCACGATTTGACTCATCATTAATGTACTTTTCCCACATCTCCATCTTTTTCATGTTACCCTTACCAGCATGTTTCTTAATTGTGGTTGGGGCATAGACTTCGAGTACAGTCACATTGAAGCGATCAATCAAATATGATTTTAAGATAGAGCTAGCAGAAGCCAAATCAATAAGAGAGTTTGTTCCAAAGCGAGAGGTCCCGTAAGAAGAACCCTCAAAATAGATTTTATATTCCTCATCTGGATTTGTATGCTCAGCTATTAAGTCACAGATACCTTCAGCAATTGTTCGGTGTCTCATGACTCTAGCTAATTCTTGTTTATCAACGTTTGGTTCAGGTTGGTTTATTAGAGTAACATCATTAAGAAGATTCATCTCTTCCTGTAGTGCTTGTTGCTTCTTTGTCCCTGATTTAGGTTTGATGTATGAAATATAGTAAGGCTTTCCGTCTTTAAGAAGACAGATACCCGGGGAGTTGATAGAATAATCTATTGCGACTAGATTCAAATTAAAGCTTTTTACCAAGCGCTGCGCCTAGAGCGGCACCAACTAGTCTTGAAGTTAATAAATCGTAGAATACACCTTTTTGAATACCTAGTACTTTAGCAACAATCTTACCAACTGATTTACCCAGTGCAAAACCTGTAAGACCACCGATGATTGAACCAAGAACTCCTTCGTTAGTTACCTCAGCATTGAATCTTTCTAAGTCGTAAGAACCATCTTCATTTACGTAATCAGCTAAGAATGCATCGACAGCTTCATCAATTTTAGCTTCTAGCTCAGGTGTCCATTCCTGTTCTAGTGACTCATTGATAGCTTGAAGGTCAGCTTGAGTTACGTTTTGTTCTTCTAAGTATGTTAAAAAAGTTTTCATATTATTATATATCACTGTAATTCATTAATCAAATTGAACTTGTTATAGAAGAATGTTACACTGACTGTGTTAAACTCTGCTACATTTTGTGCCATATTAAGGTCAAGCTCAGAAATAGAATTCATAATAGGCTTCTCAAATACAACCGACATTAAGTGAATACCTTCGGCATCTAATAGTTGTAACTTAAGGTCGTCAATATAAGACTTTTCATTCTGTCTGTTATAATGGTACAATAAAGCATCTGAAAGAATCCAATAGTTAATAAAGCCGTCTAATAACTGCATTGTAACTGTTAGTTCTCTGTTAATTAAGTTTTGAACCGGTTGGTATCCTCTTTTATACACTGTAGTACCGTCATTGAAATTCTGCTCAGCAGGTGTATATGAAATACCTGGCATTGAAACACCTTGGATAGTATAATTAATGAAATCAATAGGTTCTTCGATTATATTACCTGGTAATCTGTTCAAATAAGGACGATATTTGTCAGCAACCTCTTTAGGTATAAAGTTCTTAGGAAACTTAAAGTTAAATAAGTTACTTCTACTATTTAATATCATATCTAGTTAACCTTAGTTTAAATAGGTAATTGCACCTGTAATTGTGTTGAGTCATTAGGATTGTTTGAACCTAATACTGTAAATGTACCGTGGTGAATAAGTGTCTTATCGTTACCGTTATGGATTGAAAGCATGTATGTGCTGTTGGACTGTCTCGCAACTTTATTCATTACAGCTTCACTAATTTTAAACATAATCTCACCTTCTGCTAATTCAACATCAGCATAATTTAAAGTATTATCAATAGCAACCTTACCTAAGTTAAGTACAACTTTATTTACAGACTCTAATGAAATATTAATAAGGTCATCACCGTCAAGTTTAGCAATTTTAAACTTAATGTAATTATCGAATGGGCTTAGTTTTAATTGAGACTCACCATCTGAGTAGTATTTGATAGATGAGTTATCAACCACCTCATTACTGTTTATTGTAACATTAGTCGAACCTGTAACAATATTCATTCTTTCAATAAATGTAGGTACAAAGCTTACTTGGTTATTTGGCAGTGTTGCTAAGTTTTCTATAATCTGTCTGTTCTCTAAAACATTAGGAAGTGTGTTGTATACTTTCATAATTTTATTAGATGAAGGCAGATTGATATTTCTTAGGTACTTACCGTATTTACCAACGTTGTATGAAGTATAAGAAGCTTTCTTAACTATCTGTGTATTATTAGACTCGTTGTAAATTCTTAGAGTGTAATCAATATTGTAAGCTGTCGCTACAGATGAGTTGTTAATGATAGGTCTGAACGGGATTGGTTCATCAAAGTTTTCTGTTTGTGAAACCGTAACCGAATAACTCTTATCAAAGAAAGATGTAATCTGTTCGTAAACTGTAATCTCATGGAAGACCGTAATGTCATCACCTGAAGTTAACAGTCTATTTTGAATGTACTTATCGAATTCAGAAATTGAACCGTCTTTAGTTGCATACAGATTAAAGTAATCACCGTCAGCTGCTTCTTCAACAACCGCTGCAATATCTTGGAATTCATCTTCACGAGCTACTATAAATTCAACCTCATCACCTGTATTGATATAGTCAAATCCAGTTGAGCTGTCAATTGAATCAATAAGTTTATATGTAATCTCGTAGTTTGCCGTTGAATTTAAATCATCAGCACCTGTACCAAAGAACCAAGTTTTAAAGTCTGGGTCCATGTTCACAAGTGAAGGAACCTTTATCTCAATAAACTTAGAATACATTGTCTCGCCTAAAATAAAAGGCTTAGGGTTTTGAATTTCAAAAGATGAAGTGTTTAAGTAAGCAATCGAGGTGAAATAATTCTTAACACCTGATTGTCTGACTGCACCTACTTGAAATAAGAATCCTTGGTAACCTCTGGCTGCAAATGAATAACCAGACTTTAAGTGAAGTCTTACAGTATCATAAGTTACAGTATTAGAAGGAATATCAGTTGCATCTGCCTGTTGTATTGTAGCTGAAGTTGAACCTGTCCAATCTACATTGTTATCAATAAAATTATTAGTAGAATCTAATAAAGCGTATCTTGAAGCTTCAACACCATCTACAGAAACCGCTTGGTATCTACCAGGTTGTCCAGCTCCAGTTCTTATATCATTACCAGTTTCTTCATCAGCTGTTGCATATAATGGATTAGCTGTATCTTGTACAGTAATTTTACCACCGTTTAAATCTGAATAGACATAAGTAAACGCACCATTAGTTGTTGGTGTGAACATATAAGTAGTACCGCTAAGTGAACCTACTTGATTAGCGTTTGCATCTAAAACTTTAAAGTCTGATGGGGTTGTAAGAGCTGATACATTAAATTTGTATGTCTTACCGTTACCTAATGTTAATGACCTAGATGCAAAATTCTCAATAAGAACAGCAGTTGTACTTTCAGTAACATCAAAGTTTACTACAAGAGCGCCTAATTCATGGATTAAGTGTCTTGAATCAGAACTTGAACCTGTTGTATCAAGTACTAAAAGATGCGAGCCGTTGTCGTCTATCTCAATCTGGTAGTTGCTTAGCGTAGCAACGTTCTGATCATGGTAGATAAACTCTAACAGAACATCTTGGTCTAATCTTGCGTATTTTGATGATTGTGCCATCTAGTTAGTTACTTTATTAAAATTGAAGCCATTTAGGTGAATATCCAAACATAACACCTACAAATGGTGACGGTTGAATGGTTCCATTAACCGGGAAGATTCCATATCCAATCCCAAAGTTCATATTCCACCTGCTCTTCTTCTTATATGTATTCAACTCATTATTGATGATATTTATTCCTTCAATTTTAATATCATCAAATGGGTATTTTGTGCTTATCCTCATTCTATTAACACCGTCCTCATTTTCGAGAGCAGTCAATAGAGTAATTGTTTGGTATATTGATAATTTACCTATAACTGTAGAATCTTTAATCATACCATCTAATGTAACAACTCTTGTATTGTTATCACCATAATCAACTGAATCTTTAAATGTAAAGGTTGAATCTGCGTTTATATTAGCATTAATTAAAAGACTGTCTTTGTTTCTAAGCTCAGCTGAAAGTAAAGAGTTTACATTTTCAAGTTGTTTATTAACACCAAGTGCTTTTTGGTATTTTTTAAGCATACCATTGTATTCTTCCTTTAATTCTTTAGCAGTTGCAGCGTAAGTGCTGATTTCAGCTTCTAAGAAATTATTTTGATTAATATAAAGCTCAACAGAATCTTGTGAAGCTCTTAGGTTAGATTTAGCATTCTCAACCTGAGTCACAAGAACACGTTTGTCTTCCCTAAGTGCTGAGTTTGTAGAACACTGCCCCAATAATATAAATGCAAGTACTGCAATTACTATAAAGGGAATCCAATCTTTATTTATGTTTATATTAATCATTATTAGTTATTATTATCCAAGACCAAATACTGGTGTAGTATTACCTTGAGGTCCCTGTTGTGCTGTTCCAATACCGTATTTTAAAGTTGGTATTCCTAAGTATATCATGTATCCTAGTGTAGTAGTCTTAGGTGAAATATCAACAACAGTTTGACCATTTGTTGTACTTGTAAATGTAGATTGACCACCAGTTTGTGGTTGTAAAACATCTGCGGGGTTAAACACTGAAGCTTCATCTACAGTGATATTACCTATTGCAACATCATGTGAGTGGTCTGTTGCTGTTGTAACTGTTTTTAATTGTTCAACATTTTTAACACCATATTCACCATCAGCTACTGTAGAAGCTTCAGAATCAGCATTTTGTAAATATGAGAATCCTAATGGGAATCTATCTCTCATATCAGGTACAGCATATGAAACACCAGATCCAGTCCATGTTTCACCATTACAATAATACCATCCAGCCCAATCGCCCTCACCTCTACCAATCCAGTTATCTGTTGGAATAGTAGCAGTATTACCTACCTTATCAACGCTATTAGTTAATACAAAACCAGGTATCATAACAATAGTACCGATTGGCACTACACCCGGGTCAGTCCAAGCGAAAGTACCATTACTATCAGCAGAGGAAAGTACTTTACCAGTAGCTGCATTACTAGGTAATCTAGTTAGACCATTAAATACAGTTTCTTCATTAAAATTAACTTGGCCTTCAAAATCAACCTCTACATCAAAAAACGAACCACCATAAGCTAATTTTATAATATCATTGTTATTATAATTTAATGAAAGTGATTTACCGTCAAATTCATATATTGCGTCAAGACCTTGTGCTGAATTATCAAATTTAAGCATTCTACCATTAGCCCCGTCACTTATATTAATATCAATATAATTAGTATTAAGTCCATTTACGTCAAGTCTAACCAAGTTACCATTAAATTTAGAACCTATTATCCTAAGAGCAGAACCATCATATAAAGATACATTACCGTTAGATGTTGCATCTTGGTCACCTAATACTAAAGATGGTATTCTATTATTTCTAGCGGTTGGTGCTATTGTATTAGAACCAGCAACGCCCGGATTTAAATCATCAGATACAAAAAAGTCACTATATGCACCTGGTACACCCTGTGGACCAATAGGACCTTGTGCTCCTTGTGCACCTGTAGCTCCGACTGAACCGGCAACACCTTGGGCACCTGTTGCCCCAATAGGGCCACCTCCGTTAGCTAGGATTTGGTCAAAGTTGTAATTGATTTTGTCAATCTGTTGATTCGATGTATCGCTCTCAAAGATTTCTTTAATATTAATAGCCATGTTTTAGCTTCTTATTTTTATATAAACGTATAGCTTGTGTCTAAAGCCAGTTCTTTTGTTATATATTAGTCTTAATTTTAGCGGGTTTGTATTATTATACTCTATTCTAAAATCATTAGACTCTTTGAATCCAGTATCTGCAATCTCATTAAGGTTTGTAGCGCTTAAAACTTCACTGATTTTTATAGAACTGTCGTCTTTAGTAAAAAGTTTAACGTCTACAATATTCAATAACTTAAGTAAGTTAACCTCAATGTATTTTCTAATATCATCTTTTAATGTAGTCTTATCACCATATGATTCCGAAGCTTGTACAAATCTCTGTATTGAAATACCAGCATTATCAGCTTCTAATAAATCAACTAAAAGATTATCAACATTAATGCTCATATAGATTTTATCAGCATCCTCAAACTTTAAAATATCACCTGTATAATTACCGATAGATTCTACAGAAGTTAATTGTGTCAGTGAGTTCATTTCAGCGATATCAGGATATGCTGTGATTTCATATTGTGATTTAGGAAGATTAAGAGTTGATGCTAGGAATGCAGACTCTTCATAAGGTGAAAGTGTACCGTACACATTTTTATTAGTCTGTGACGAACCGTTCTTCACATAGTACTGGTCTTCCCAAGACGACCTGAATACATTAATATCTCTTTTTGCAATAGCAATCTCGTCAATCAAAGGATATAGTGGTTGGCTACTAGTAGAGTTTGAAAGCTTAAGTATACCGTCGGCTTTTTCTGGATTGACTTTATGATAGAACAAGTCTTCAATTAAACCAAACTTGTATTGGCCTCTGTCGATATACGACATAAACGCAATACCCATTCTATTGTATCTATTATAGATTAACTGTTCTCTTGGATCCGGTATTGTAAGAACATCGCCATCGTCTTCAAGCTGTGTTGTTTTGTATTCTGAATATAAATCAGTAAACATTACAACAGGTCTTGTTAAGGGTGTATAATGACCAGACATTCTAACAAAACCAGCTCTGTACATATCAGTACGTTCTACAACAATATACCCAACTTTACCAGCAGATATCTTATAACTATCCGGCTTATTAGGGTCTGCTACTGGTTTAAGTTTAGAAAATCTATATAATTTATTACCATCTTCTACGTTAATAATAAATGTATTATTAGAAATTGTACCATCTTCAGAAACTGTAATGTATTCTACATTTTTAGTATCATTATTATTCAATAAATCAACTAAGTTTTTAGCAGAAACAGAAGTTAATAATGATTTAGCTAGATTAGCACCACCACCTTGATATGTAAATGTAATATTCGACCAATCAGATTCAGATAGTCCAGTAATATTTAATTGAGTGGTATTGTTAACATCATCAATTTTATAATTTGATGTAGCTACTTTAATAGTATTGTCATTTACTTCAATCACAGGTAACACCCAATCAGTACCATTGTATGTAAAGATTAAATTATTGTATCCACCGCTTGAATTAAGTTGAATGTCTCTAGCAAGTTTAGCATCAACACCAATACCCTCTGCATATTTACCATCAGCATCTTGTTGAATATTAAAATTAATATAACCGTTAATCTGTGTATCTGCTGGTACAGGACCATCAACAGGGTCTATCTTAAATATGTCATTGAGCTTGTAAAGCAGCTCTCTATTTAATGAAGTTATTGAAGCTTCCGTTGTATTAAGTTCAATGTATAAACAAACAAACTTAAATTTGTCATTCTTTATAGCTTTGATTTCAATATTATTATCAGCTTGATTGTTATTGTAATTTAACACCGCTGAAAATCTATAACCATTAAAAGAAGTAGATGTAAATAGATTCCTTGGATTGGCTTCTAATGATTCCTTCCTTTCATATAGCTTAACCTTTAAGCCTCTGAACAAAGCTTCAGCAGGGGCTTCCTGTGAGCCACCACGTAGGGTTACATACTTAGCAGTTGGAACTGCAGGTGCAAAGCCCATACCAGTTACGTCGTATCCATCGTAAACAAATAGTCTATCAAAATAATTATTAGTAACATCTAATAAATGAGAAGCCTCTAAATTTATAGTTTCTTCTGGCTGTAAATAGCTTGAAAGTGTTTTAGCTAAATCAGCTTGAAGCTGTGCTTTTTTAAGTGGGTCCGTTTCGTTGGCAATACCGTCATAAACAGGATGCTTGTACAAATAGAACCACTCGTGTGTCATATCAGATATACTTCTACCTGTAACATCGACATCTGGTGAGAAATTAGTTTTACCAAACGCTTCGCTCATCGTAAGCATATATGGTAATTCTTTAGCGTTTACACCTTCAAAATATTTCCACTTGTTTATTGTAGGTATAACCCTTGATTCAAGTGCTAGTGCTGTATTATAGTTTTCTTGCAGTCTATCATATTCATTATTAACATAACTAACACCAGAGCTTGTTTGGGTAACTGCATTTTTAACGCCTTGTAGTTTAGCATAATCACCAGATATAGTACCTATTTGAGTTGATTCAACACCTAGAATATCATAGTCGATTTCATACTGTAGTTCACCCATTTTAGAGTTTGCTTCAGAATAGAAATTGTAATCAAAATCATGAAAGTCTAACGCTTCAAACTTACCGAAACTTATTTTGTTATCAACGTATAATGATAGGTTTATATCTGTAATATTTGATACATTTAGTTTATCATTTAAGCAAACTCTGTAATATCCATTAAAATTAGGGTCTTCTAGAATTTCAATAATTCTAATAAACTTTTCACCTGATTTTAAATAAGTATCAGTATTGATATCACCAACTTCAGTAGCATCTACTAAAATACCTGAACCAGCATTAGAACCACCAATACCTGAATAAAGTGTAAATGTAGAATAAAGATAAGAGTCTAACTTTAATTTTTTGTCAACATTATCTAAGATACCTCTAATAGACAAACAATTATTATTATCTTTATATTCACCAAAAGCAAAACCATATGTTCTATTACCAGTTTTATAACTAGTTACAAGAATTGCGTTACCTATAACATCTATATTTAATTGAAGATCATCTATATTTAAAAAAGCAGACCTCATAGCTTTTGCTATTTCACTGAATGTCCCTTGATTAGAAAACTTGTGAGCTGATGCTTCACCAGCTGGGAGACCAGGGTCTGCTACTATTACATATTTTACAAAATTACCTTGTAAGAGTTCGGTTGTAATTCCAATAATATATTGATTTGCAATATCAGGTGTATCTATAACTTCAATTTCAATAAAGTCTTTAACATCACTTAAAAAGTTTGTAACCGTTAAAGTATCATCTTTTTTAACGTATTTGCTATTATCAATATTAAAAGCACTTACATTTAATTTATACGGACTTTGTACACCGTCATAAATATTTTTAATATGTGCAAATGAATTACCTGATTTTACCCAGTTTAATGTTGGATCTGCTAATTCAATATTTGGTAACATGTCAGTTGCTACTAAACTTGTACCCGTTAAGTCAAAGTTAGTTTCTACTGTACTTTCATTAATATGTAAAACGTTACCGTCGTATCTTACGCTTTTAAATGTACCCTCTTCATGTGCATTAACATAAAGTCCAATGTATCTGTTTACTTCATAAGCATTGTCAAAGTCTTCAAACATGAATTCCATATTAATAAGATTAGCACTAATCATTTGGTTTCTTTTAAAACCATTAGTGATAAACTCATTGTTCATGATTTCAGACCTGTCCTCTAGTACAAAGTCTCTATAGATGTATTCACCCTTTGAGACAAACCCACCCTTACGTAAATCAATACCGTTCCAAGATGTCTTTTCATCTTTTTCAAAAGAAACAGTTAGCGGTGCTTTTGGTCTATTAGGGTCATTAACAAATGTATTTAAGTAATCGCCGATCGGTGAACCCTTTCTTAAATCAAATGACTTTACTAAAGTTGCATTTGACAACATCTTCATAATTCTATCATTGATACCAGACAAGTCATCCGTAAGATTTATCTCGGATACCGGTTCTTCAATTCTATAAATTACAAAATATTCAGGTAACTTTTCATCAAGCCATAGTGGTGCCATGAACCTAATGTTCTCGTCAAAGTGTTTTGATCCATTTAAGCGAGCACCGTAATTGTACTGCTCTTCATATTGCTTATTGTATTCTCTGTAGACTGAAATGTCTGAGTCTTTTCTATAAACATCGTATACAGTATCGTATGGTGTGTTAGCAAAGAAAGAAGCTATATCATATGCATAATGGCCATTGCGATTTAGACTAAATTTCTTATATCTCTTATCGCTCAGAGCTCTATTAGCATTAATAGAATCCAAGTATATTTCATCGTTTGAATCAACAACCAACTTTACATTTGAAGAAAGTAAAGGATTGGTTCTCAGAATAACGTGACTCTTACCCTCAATAGGGTTATTGTTTGCTTCGAAGTTTAAATTAGCCATTAATCTATGATATGTTTATAAGCGCTTGACTTATATATTCAGATTAATTACGCAGTGTACTTCGCAAATACCTCTAAGTCAAATGAGAATTTATTGTTGTCAACATCTAAGATATCTAAACCAATCTTTTTAGAGTAAGTTAGATTAGATACAGGAGTCGATTCGATACCACCAACAAAACCTAGGTTTGAATCAGATGTACCAGCATAATCAGTCATTCTATATTGGAATACAACGTCAATTGCAATAGCATTAGATTCACCTGAATTAACTACATATTTACCCGACGTATTGTCAGCATCAACTGAAAGCGATTCAATAGATAGTGGCGACATGAACAAGTAAGAACCACACGATTTACCACCTAATAAGTATTGGTCATTAGGGTCAAATGATGTTTTAATAGTTCTATTTTCATTAACATCTAAATAGTATGCTGATTGAATATTATTTATACCAGCTGCTTTAGCCTGTACAATACCTGCTCCTGATTGGTATACATCATTAAATGTTGTAGTAGTCTTAAGTATTGGGTGGTCTTTATGGACATGTAAACCATTATCGTAACTTTGATTACCTTGGCTAACCCAAGCAGGTATTGTTGCTTCAGGATTATCATTAGAATCCCATCTACCTGTCCAAATGTAACCATCATTCGCTACATTACCATACGTCTGTGAAAGCAGATTCCACATAGATGTTTCATATTGAATCGCAGCCGTTATATCAGCTGCAATTAAATCATCAGTAGTGTATAAATCACCGCTGTTTGAAATGTTTCTAAATCTAGAATAAGCAAATTGACCCTTTAGTTGACCTGATTGATAAGGCGCATCATTTAAAAAGTCTGATGTTGTAAATTCAACAGCCGATGTATTCTGATAGATAACAGGCACCATATCGTATCTACCCTGTGATAGGTAGAATGAATCCGCAGCAATAGCTGAATCTAAACTAGTTGTATTTGGTTTAACACCGAATATGTTGTTAGTAGAAGAAGCATATACGGAAGACTTTCTATCACCAGCAAGTCTTGAAATAAGTTCAAGCGGTGTAGCTTTAGAATTCTCAAGAAGAATCTTAAACGTCTTAGTTACAATGTGACCCTTCTTAATAGTTAGGTCTTTAACTTCGTCAGTGTAATACCCCGCGAATATAGACTTAACTGTATTGTTTTGAATAATTTCAGTTGTTCCATCTTCATACTGAATCTTAACTGCAAGTTCACCAACAGTACCAGCAATTTGCTCTTTAAGTGCGTTGATTTCGTTTTGCATCTGAGTAAGCTTCTCAAATAGATTGATAGGACTTTGCTCAGCTGTTAAGAAACCTGATGCAATATTTTGAGCTTCGTGTACGAAATACTTTTCGTTAGCGATAAAAGAATCATTAATATGTGCATAAACACCCTTGCTTTCAAGCTCACTAATAAGCTCTACTTTAGCAATCTCTTTAGAGTTTTCATCAATTAAAGAAACAACAGCATCATTAGTTTGTGCAGAAGCTGGAAATTCAATTCTAGTAATATCAGACCACTCAGACTCTACTGGATTAGCTGGCCATCCCGCTTCAGATAGGGACTTAACTCTAAACTCGACAATTTCACCTGCTTGAATTGGAATATCGATTTGGTTAATATTAACCTCTTGCCCGTTCTCAATAGCTTCAGTTGCCCAAATATACTTACCAGTTACTTGGTCTTTAATTCTTTTTCTAGCCTTTGACGCAACTTCAATCCAATTTGAAAATACACCTGTAGTTGTAGAACCGTCAATTGTAGTTTGGATTTGATTAACATCAGATGGAGTACCATCTTGTGATAGGTATCTGTATTGAATTTTAAATTGTACAACCTCTTGAGGTATTGTATCACCTGCAAGTTTAGCTGTTGGCATCGGGAAGAAACCACGAACTCTGTACTTAGGTGCAATACTTTGAATAGCGTTATCGCTTGCTACAGATTTAATTTCATTAACTAATGAAGAGTAAAGCTTAGATTCCGCTGCTCTTTCATTTAGCATTGAATTTAATTCGTTTCTATCTCTATCTCTTTCAATAGATGAAGAGTATTTCTTAGTAGCAACTTCAGACCTCTTTTTAGCAAGAGTATCATCTAAACTTTTAATTTTAGTTTCAGTTGCAATCTTATTAGAACTAAGTTGCTGTACCTTCTGGAAGGACTTGCTGTTAGTTAAGTGTGTATTAACCTGAACAACTTTAAAGCTGTCTGCGTCCACCTGGGGTGCATCTGGTGCAACTCCAACTGTTGCTGGTGGGATTGAATCCTCTTTAAGAGCTTTAATAAATTGACCAAAGTCAGAAACTTCAGCTTTATAGTAATCAGCAAGAGTTTGAACCTCGCCATTTTCTCTAGTAATTATAAGGTCATTAGAATAGAATGCAGTACCAGGTGACCATACTTCTGCTTCAATATTTGATTCAGGGTCAACTGGTTTAATAAATGCAACTAGTCTTTCGTCAAAGCCTACTGAAACATCAATAGCTTCATAAGCTTCTTTACCTTTATAAATCTTTAATTGGTCAGCACCAACTTTAATAGACTCGTAACCCTCAACAAGAAGTAATTCAACCTCTAGAGTATCCGAGTTAAGTGCAACTACTTTATATTTAGTAGAATTATTACCAGAGTTAACTAGTAGTTCGTCATTTACTCTTAATGATTCTGTTTCAGACATTGATTTATCAGCATCTGAATAAGAGAATTTATCTAAAGTGTATAGCTTTACAGTCTTAGTTTGAGTAACACCATCTACTACAATGTTTCTTTGAGCTGTTCTAACTTTAATAACATTGAAACCACCATAGTATTTAGTAGACCTTACCGGAGCATCAATAACTTCTTCATCAAGAATGTATTTAATACCAGCAGTCTCTAGTTGTGAAATCATATTATTGACTTCTAGGTTGTCTAAACCCTTAAGGTTACCGTCAAACCATTCAGCAGAAGCGGCGTCATTAGAATCAATGATGTATCTTCTTAACTTGATTTTTTCAGTACCTGTACTAATTTGACTATTAACATTAAGTTGTACTTGTAGTAATGGATTAAGAAATGATTCAAAGAAGTTGTTTGTAGTTGCTACGAATTCAACAGGTGTTGTAATATTCGTTACAGGGTTAGCAGGCGTTTTAAGTTTAGACTTTTGAATTTGTCTAAACGTACCGTCGGCCATTCTAACAGAAGCATCACCAGAACCAATACCTGAAAGTGATTTAAAGTTTTGGTCTAGTCTTTCAATCTCACGCTTCAAATAACCGAACGCAGGTACTTGAACCGTTCTAAGAGTACCTTGCTCATCGAATAAATCTAGAGATACAGTTTTCTTATCAGTTGTGATTGCTTCAGAGATTTTTTCATAGTTCTCTAAAGAGTTCTGGTTCATTTCCAGAAACTGTCTGATTATTTGTGAGATTGAATTATTTGCCATCTTATCTTAGTACGTCTGCTACGAATGTTAATAATGTTTTATCAACACATACAAGTTCGATATAAGGTTTTGTACTGTTCAAATCACCTAATGTAATTTGTCTAGCTAATGACCAATCGTTTTTCTTGTCAGTGTAAATATTGATATTATAGCCACCTAAATTTAGAACAGAATCAAAAGCAAGTTTAAGCACTTGACCCTCTTCCCAAGATTCATAGCTATCATCAATGTATATATTTATGTCATTATTAGCCGCTCCAGCTGTTAACGACATTCTCACCATGTTTTCAAAAGACTTTAGTCTTACGTAAACACCTTTAGTATTTGCAGTAGTTGGATCGAATTCAACAATCTTTTGACCAACTGCCTTATTAACCAGGTCCCATTCAAATTTAGTTAAAAGTTGGTAACCTTTAACGTCATTGTTTACTTTGATTTTACCAGGTACTGATTTATCAACCTTGGTACCCTTACCGTCAAATATAACGTTTGTATTGTATTGAACTTCTGTTGGGATTGTACCATTAATAATGCTGTTCATTCTTCTATTGATATCTGTAATCATATCAAGTAGTGAAGCTTCATCAGCAAAATTTAAAGAAGCGTTTTCAATTTGTGTTTGTAATGAAGCAATTTCAGCTTTCATTGTATCGGCATCTTCAGATGAAAGAACCATGTTCTCCATAACATCAAGTCTTGATGCTATGTCATCGTATCTGTTGTTAGCCTGCATTAAAAGTTTTGCAGCGTTCTCTAATACTGATGTAGTATCAAAGAACAGGTCCATTGAGAACGTAGTAAAGTCGTTGATATTATTTTCAACACCCACGTTGTCTAATGAAGTATTGTACTTAATGTTTAGCTTAAGTGAATAAGCATTACCATTAAGACCTGTGATTGAATTAGGCTTATATTTTATAAGCTCTCTAATTCCGCCGTCTTTAAAGTTATCTAATAAAAGAACACCGTATAGGTTTGTTGCTCTATTACCTGGATTGCTCTGTGAGTAAAGGTCGTAATAAACAAGAACCACATTAAACTTGAAGTTACCACCTCTTTGAGAGTAATCGTGTAGAGTATTAATAGAT